CTGCCAATAGTTCTACCGCTAGGTCAGCTGGTGTGGTGTATTTGTGTTCACCATGAATTGCTGCGGCTACTGATGCGGTGATTCGTTTCTCACCTTTTTCGTTTGCCCAACGTAGGTTAAGCCAGTCTTGGCTGCCGTGTGTTGGCTTGGGGATAGTTGATAGATTCTGCATTGTTCCTCCTATGGTTTGTGCAGGTATTTTTAATCTAGGGGTGTGACACGGTTACTGTCAAGTCAATCGCTTTCATGTCGCGCACCATCGCTACAGGGATATGTATAGCGTGGATGCCTTCTTCTTTGCAAATGGTTTGCCATACGGTCACATGGTTATCTTTGGAACCTGGTTCACCGACTGGTACTAGGAACCCTACGGTGTCTACGAGACATTCCCCGTCGTCCTCATATTCGTCCATGTTCAGCCAGCCACCTTCAGACAGATGGGTGTCAGCCCACTGGATGTAAACGACGGTTCTATTCATCAAAGTCATCGGGCTTTTCTCCACAGTCAGGGGATCGAGGGATCACCCCACGATATACGCATAGGCATAAACGTGCGTCTGTCATAGGACTTCCAAATCAGACCAGTTCCGTTTGTCATGGCGACCCACCAGCAGCGTGAGCGTACCTGGGGTAGACCAAATACCTTTAGAGTCAGCAAACCACTTTGATCCACCGTCCATTGACGGGCATTGGATACGGGTGTATGCACCATGATCGGTGACTTGCAAGTGATGTTTGTGTGCTGTGATCCACAGGTCAGGTTCGCGTCCTTGTTCACGCAGAATCATTATTGACTGTGAGTTCAACCATTCAACTTCTTTGCCGGTGATCTTATGGCCGTGAGCGAACGCAAGTTTCACATCGGAAAACACTTTGGTTGTGACCATCTCATCGTGTGGGATAGTCCATTCAAGGTTCGGTATCTGTGTGTCAAGGATTCGGTACAGAACATCCATGAGGAATCCACCAGCGTTGTCTGAGTCTGATGTTACGGCTTTCCCATTTCGGCGTGTCCACTCCCCGTGGTTACACAACACACCAACAACATCCAACACATCAACAAGTGATGCGATAGTGCTGATGCCTTTAGAGAACAGGTCTGCACCGAGTAGTAACTGTTCACGTTGAGTGAGTTCAACGGTAAAGAGCTGGCTCGCATAGTTCCCATCGCAACCCTCAAACGGATCACCCATGTTCACTAATGCCGCACCCTCAATGTTCCTGCCTTTACGGCGAAGGTCATGGAGTTGTTGAACTGTTTTCTCCAATGATTCCAGCACCCGTTCGACGGTTGCTTCGACACCACCGCCAGCAGACTTACCTAGTTGTAGGTCAGCCCAGTTGATTACGAACGTGGATGGTGGCTCATCCGATGGTTTGTTTGCGGGGCGTTTAGGTTGCTTCCATTTGGAAACCTTCTGTCGTAACGCCTCAATATCTTCATCAGGTAAAACCCTGTTTGCTTTTCGACGGAACCTGGCACGATACGAGTACAGCCATGCAACATCTCTGTCACCGTTCTCTAAACGCTTAGAGGTTTGCCACTTAGACATTCGTACTGTGTCATCAACAACTTCAAATACGGTTGGGTCTAAACCGAACCCGACAAGTATTGCTGTCCAGTCTGATGTGATTGGTGTAGGTAGAACACCAGTAGAAATCTCACCACCATCGGGTGTTACTTCAGCCCATGCACGTTGGTTCTCAGGCGGTTGGGATTGCTCCTCTAATTCATCCTTTAGTGACATGAGCGAATTCCCCTCGACGGTACTTGTTGATTGAAGATGCGTCTAAGTCTATTCCTCGTCGCTCTAACACCCTGCTAATTGCGGGAGCGGGAATGAGATGATCGTCTAACGCTTCGACAAGTTCTTTGCGATCTGTCTCATCCATTCCTTCAAGTACACGCTGGATTCTTGGGATGCGGCCTGACGGTACAACCTTTTCAGATCGTATTTCACTTAACAGACTTTGCTTTACGGGCTTGTTCAACTCTTGCTCCCTCTATGAGTTTGTTTATCTTCTCGATAACTTCCCATAGTGCGTCAGCTTGATCCCTCCCAGGATTAGATTTCAAGAGACAGTCACGCACCAAAGTTAACTCAACGGTAGTTAATCCTTTTGCCATTTGCAAGCACCTTTCTTTGGGTGACTTACCCTAGTGCTTGGTGATGTGTTCCGTCAAACGTTCAGAAACCTTGTCCACTTTGTCTTCGGTGCGGTCTTGCGCCCTACGCATTAGACGCAACATAGCCATAACGGTGTCATGGTCTTTACGGTTCTCAGCTTTGAAACGTTGGATTACTACGGTCAGCAGACCAAAAGCACCAGTAACAGCAGCAGCAAGAACGAGAGCGATCCCAGCATCCACATCAGACTGCTTTACTCGCAAGCCAGTCAAGGACTCGCTGAGGTTTCTTGTCGCCGGTGACATAACGCAAATGCCACGGTTCGCTTGGTATTACTTCCCATGAGAAGCCGAACGACACAGCGTTCTTCTTCAACCATTCCAAACGTGGGCCGTTAGCGTTCGCAATATCAATGGCGATACCGAGGTTATGCTTCGACGTACCAGGCACAGCGAGCATCGCCATACCTTTCTTCAAATACCACGCTTTGCCCTGATAGATGCGAGGCTTCTGACCTGCAATTACGTTGGTGGTGTATCGCTGGAAGAATCCGTACTCTTGTACCGCAAGTGTGCGATATGTGTCCGCTGGACTTGTTGGGCTAAGGTCAATTCCTTCAGCGTTTGCTGCCGCATCCATCGCCTCGTACGCATCTGCTGCACAATGGTGCAACTTGCCTTTGCCTTCAATCTTGCGAAGAAGTTTCTCAGGGAGTTCACCAGGTTTGGCGTTCTTTAGACATGAGCAAAGGACAACAGGGATGATCGGTAGATCATTGACCGAAACCTTTTTCTTCATAGCCATTATTCGGCTACTTCAGGCTTCGCCTTCACCGCGCCAGTAAACGCGAGTTCGATTTCTTCTTTGGTGAGTGAACCGTCAACGCTGAAACGCAACAACTTCTCGACCACTTGGGCGCAAGCCATGATGCCAGCAAGTGCTGCCGACTTCCATAGGTCTACGCCAATCAAAGCACCACCGGCTACAGCAGCCAATGCGGATGATCCGAATAGTGCGAAGATGCGGAAGATGATGTTTTGAAGCTTTGCCATGTCTAGTCTTTCTTGGAGAGGGTTAGTGACGAGTGTACCAAAACGACTATTCCGGTTATGAGGGTTGCCTGTCGTAGTGTCGGGCCTGAGAGGGTGATGAGGACCATGCCTGTGCCAGCCCATGTCCATGCGTTGTCTGCTAGGTAGTCCAAGAGTTTTCTCATTAGCGTCTAATTCTAGTACCTGCTGCGGCGAGGGTTAACCCTACGGTGGCAGCGATCAGGGTTCGGCGTTCTCCTACAGGAATGTTTGAGCCAGTAGGGGTGTAGTCGTCTAAGCCTTCGCCGAAGATGTCAATGGTGTCTTCAAATTCTTCACGGATTTCGGTGGAGGCGGATTCGATTGCTGCGATGAGTTCTTCGGTTTGTGTGTCAGACAGTTCGGCTACGTCTAACGCTTCAAAGATTTCTTGCGCTTGTTCGGTGCTGATGACGGCTAGGACTTCGGGGCTGGACGCGAGGGCTGTTGCCTGTTCTTGGGTTGGTTCCTCAGCGAGCAGGGATTCAATGACCTGTTCAACCTGTTCTGGGCTGAGTTCGGCTAGGGCTTCTACGAGGGCTTCTGTGGTTTCTGCCTCTGCTATTAGCGAATCCACTTCTTCGTCGCTTAGAGGGGCTTCTAGGGGTGTTTCAGGGGTTTCTGGCAGGGTTGTGTCCACTTCAGGGAGAGTTGTGTCCTCAACTGGTTCGTCTGTAGTGTCAGGGGATGGCTCAGGATACGTTTCATCTGTTGTGGTTGTTTCTTCGGGAAGCGTCGTTTCTGGGATGGCTTCCTCTACTGGTGGCTCTGTGGTGTCTGTCTCGTTTGGTTCAGGCTCTACAGGAACGGAAGTATCAACGGGTTCTGGCTCGGATATTTGAGGCTGTGTAACAGGTGTTGGAACTGCTGGTGGTTCTGTTGTGGTCGTCGTTGATACTGTTGATGTTGTTTGGGGTACGGAAGAAGTAGTCGTAGTTGTAGTCGTCTGAGGAACCGAGGTTGTAGATGTTGAAGTTGTTGTTGATGATGTTGTGGTTGTTGTCGCTGGCAGGGTGCTTGACGTTGTTGTTGTGCTTGTCGTGGTTGTTGTGGGCAGACTTGAAGGGGTCGTGGTACTGGAAGAAGAAGAAGTACTAGTTGAGTTCGCCACAGAAGTTGTGGTTGTTGTTGATGTTGTTGTAGTTGTTTCTTGAACTGTCGTAGTAGTCGGGTTGGTGACAGGGACAGTCGTTACGGGGACAGTAGAAGTAGTAGTCGTCGTTGTCGTTGATGTCGTGGATGTTGTTATAGATGCCCATAACGACAGGTTACTGATAGTTAGGTGACCTGGCGCACAACAGGTATCTATCGAATACTGACGGAACGTGAACACATCACCCTCAGACACGGGTACAGACAGCTCGCCTGTCGCATTGTTCTGTTGTGTAATCAAGGTGTATACGCCGTTGATGCCGTACTGCGGTGGGTCATACACCCAACCATCAGTCGTCTGATATGCCCAAGTGAAATCTATTGTGTCCACATCTGCGGGGATTGTGGTCTCAATCTTTACCCAATGCGCAGCACCAGAACACCCACCCTGATCGGGGCCATGCAAGATAATCGTGTCATCTACGACTTCGATTGAACCTGATGTTGGGCAGGACTGGCTGTATGTCCATTCACCGAGAACATCAGCTTTGGCGGGTTTGGCAAATAGTGCGAACAGTATCGCGGGGATGGTTATTAGCCAGCGTGAGTGTGGC